ACATGGGGTAACGTGTCGGGTCATATGGGCCCACTTCCATCTCTGCCGCGCTGCGCTGATATACGCAGTGAGGTTTCTGACAGACGTGAGCAAGCCACACAGCTTCTTCGATAGCTGCGTTAATGTCGGTGAAAAGGGTCATGTTAGTTACCGAAGCGAGAGGCCCATTCTGCTGCGCGGGCTGACTCATCGCTGAATTGAACGTTGTGTTCGGCGCCGAATGCATGGATGAGCGTTATTAAATCCCTCATCTCACTGACGCGCATTTTGCTTGTTGACTGCCCCAGCACTACGAAGCCGCCATTGATTCCCGGGACCGTCTCCTGACCCTTCAGGCTGGCGCTGAAAATGTTCTTCCAGCTGTCGGAGTCGAGTCTCTTGCCGTACCACACCACCTGCTGCGATACGTCACGCAGGCAGGCCCAAAGCATGCGATTTTGCGCAAGGCTGCGGGTGTCTTCCTGGATGATTATCTGTAGGGGGCGATCGGTATTGGTGGGGAGGTTCTGGATGGCTTCTATGCAGTTCTGGCGTATTCGGTTATCTCTAAGAAGAAATGTCTGTTTCTCCACTGTCATCACCTTTCACATTCAGACCATGCTCGTAAATGGCATTCAAAACTCCGGCGCGGCCATATGCACAAAAAGAGATGGCTGGCTCTTCAATGCGCATCACTGGCGGCAGTTCAATCTCAATAGCGGCGCGGGATGCCTGCCATGCTGTAAAAAGCATCTCATCGAAAGCCTGAATCATTCCATCTGGTAGACCATTTACCATTTTCGGAAACCATGCTTCAAACTGCTCTCTGCTCTTATCCATTGCTCTGCTCCTGTTTGCTGCTTAACGCTGCCTGCCAGCCATCGCGCCAGATTTCCCAGCTTGTTTCGACAACATCCGGGCCTGGGTAATCGTCAGGATGCCAGCCTGTGTGGTCCTCAAAACTTTCTGCAAATAGCTCTCGCTGCTGCCGTTCCAGCTCATCGCCGTTGGTTTGGGTTTTCATGATTTAGCCCTTTGAATTGCTAATACAATGAATGATGTACAAAGCCAGATGGTCCCGCAGAGAATGCTTAGCTGATTACCTGAAGCTAAACCAATGCCTGATAACGCTCCGCCTATGCATGCAAGAAAGTAGTTCAATCTTCCCTCCCATCATTCTCAATCACCCGATAGGCGATGATGCTGTGATGGCCTTGACCAATTCTGTTTTCCCAACCGAAGTTACTTGCACGACCTCTGCTAATTACGTTATTGCTCCACCGCAGCTCTACGTGCTCATAATCAGCAACAGGACAATCTCCGCCATTCCATTCAATCCATGCGTCATCAGGATTCTCCTGCCGCTCCAGTACAGGGAGTGCAATCTCAAGGGCTTTCAGGTAGAGTTCTGAATCCATTGCCAGACCAAAAACACGCCGGTTACGTTTAAGCGAGGCGATACGCTCTCTGCACTTCTCAGCGGTTAGCTTGTTCATCACTCTTCCCCTTTGTCGTGCATCATCAAACTCCCTCCAGCGGCAGGTTTGCAGCCGTGCTGGCCACGCGCAGAAACTCACGCATCATGTCCATGTCCATCCACACTTTCTCGGTCAGGTGAAACGCCCAGTTGGCCAGGCTTTCATGGCTGTGGATTCTGCTTACTGCGATTTCATAAAGTGTGTTGCCGGTATTCAGGACAATAAATCCGTCTTCCAGATAAACCTTTTTGGCCAGCTTTTCACGATGCTCAATGTACTGCTCAAGAAGTGTTTTCATCAGAACCCCGATACCTTTTCAACCTGTTGAGTTACGCGACGCTTTTTGCGGTCAGCGCGTTCTTCGATAGCCTGTTTCTGGTCGCACGGATAAAGCGCCACATCCTTCTGATCGACGTATACTGTCCCCGTCTTGCCGTGGCGGTTAAGCCTGAGGATCAGCTCTGTCAACGTTGGGTCGGCGCTGTCGTCGTAGATGCTCTCTTTGTAGATGGCCATCCAGTAGTCACAGTCCTGCTCAATCTGGCCTGTGTCGCGTGAATCGCTGGCCATCGGTCGCTTGTTGGCTCGCTCTTCCAGATTACGGTTCAGCTGGGTCAGCAGGACGATTACGGTATCCAGCTCCTTGGCCAGATTCTTCAGCGCCTTGGTGATTTTGCCGAATGCCAGAGCGTTGGTTTCAGCCGACTCGGTGTTCATCAGCGTCAGGTAGTCGATGCCGATCATGCCAATGCGTTTATGGTTGCGCTTGAGCTTGCGGCACTCAGCCTGAATGTGAGCCAGCGTCATTCCCGGATTATCATCAATCCAGATGTTAGGACGGTCGCTCATTCTGGCCATCGCTGCATAAACGCGGTTCCAGTCTTCTTCGTCATTCGCACCGTCATAGAACATGTCAGTGTTAACGTGCGACGCCTGGCCAAGCATGCGCTCAAAGATTTGCTCTTCTGGCATCTCAAGACTGAACATCGCTACCGGCAGGTTTTCAACGTCGGCGACATGCAGGGCAATTTCCGTCAGCACGGTGGTCTTACCCATCTTTGGCCTTGCGCCAATGACAAACAGCGAACCGCGCATGATGTGCTTAGGCGCGAGCATGTTGTCCAGGTCACGGATACCAGTAGTCAGGCCACGATGCGCATCAGGGTCGCTGAAGCGGTTCTCGACCATAGCTGTCCATTTCGAGGCGATCTCATCGATGCGGCGGAGTCCCTTTTTGTTGCCTGTCGTCGTTGATTCCACGGCCTCAGCCAGTAGCGCCTGTGCCGCCTCAACTTTCTGCTCGCTGCTCATGCCATTGCGGGAGTTAAACAGGTGCATTACTTCAGCGGTCTGGCGTAACCACATGCGATCTGAAGCCCGGTCACGAACCACCTGAGCGTAGTTAGCAACGTTTGCCGCGCTGGGCGTGTTCTTGGCAGCTTCAGCCAGATAAGCCAGCCCACCAACCTGTTGCAGCTTGCCTGACTGCTCAAGGCTGTCGCTCAGGGTCAGAAGGTCGATGTTGAGCTTGCGCCGGTTCATCGATACTGCTTCCTGCCAGATTTCCTGATGAGCCCTGTTGTAGAATGCATCCGCTTTCAGGCTGGCCAGAGTGATTTGGCACTTCTCGCTTTGGCTGTCGATCAGGATGCTACCAATAACGCCCTGCTCCGCTTCAAGGCTGTGCGGTGGGATAAAATTATTTTCGGTCATTTGCGCGTTGCTCCTTCACTTTCGTGTAGCACTCATCCGTTACCAGATAATCTAAGTTCTTGGCTTGCCAGAATCCGCCCTTGCCGTTTGGGCGCTCTTGCATCATCCACGTGCAGTTAACTGCGATGTATTCCAGGTAGTTTCGCCAGTTGGCGATCGTGAATGGCTTCCCATGAGCTTTCTGGTATTCCTGATTGCACTCGTTCCAGAACTTGCGCATTGCTGCTTTACGCTTTCCACGAATAACTTCCACACCGGCCATTTCAGGAAGTATTTCGTGATAGGCAGAGACCATTTCTTCGTAGGGGGTGATGATTCTTTTTGGCTGGTCAGGTTGCTTAGGTTTTCTGGCAATCCTGATAGGCTCATCATCATCGAATTCTGCTGCTTGAGATGGACACTCAATATCTTTAGATATTGAGTTATTATTTAATACTTCATTGTTTGTGGCACTTTGCTGGCACTCTGTTGGCACAACCTCACCTGAGAGCCTTACTGGCTGCGGGTTCTGGTTGGCACTCTGTTGGCACTCTGTTGGCACAAAATTTGGCTGATAATCGTCGTATTTTGTGACTGAAATCCGGGTGAATTTCCTGTTTGTAATGCGACTTATCATGCTCAGCTTTTCGAACTTATTGAGCAGGTATTTGATGCGATCACCAGTGATTCCTGTCTCAGCTGCCAGCGTGTTACGGCCAGTAATAAACTCGCCACGGTTAACCAGAATCTCTCCAAACTCTGTGTTAACTGGCGCCGGTGCATGATTTGCTGACAGGATGATGTGAACCCACAGGTGAACAGCCTCAGAATCCGTTCTGTAGAAGGGAAGCTCCTTGATTTTACGGTGCAGCAAGGCATACCCCTTACCGCCATGATGCGGTGTCTCCTGGTTCTTTCTGGCCTCTCTCGCTTCAGCCAGACTTCTGACGTTACTCATTTGCCCTTCTCCTTCGCTTTAGCTTCCCGCAGACACTGACTCAACCGGCTGGCGCCAAGCTGGGAGAATGAGCGGAAAAATTGCTGTCTGGATAGCTCTTTAAAGCGGGCAAATCTTTCAAGTTTGTCTCTTTGCATGTATAATTACCTCGTTGATTTGACTAGAAATCGATGGTTATTTGAGAAGCCTCAACTGCTCCAACAGTTGGGGCTTTTTGCTTTGTGAGTAACCGCGCCACTTGCTTAGCCAGCACAGCTAACTCTTCGTCTTCTACGCCCCATTCCAGCACTGCCAGAAGCATCGACATGCGAGGTATCAGCGACTCCTTCCACCTGGAAATCTGCGATTTATCTATGCCGACTGCTTCAGCTACGTTGGTGACGCCGCGAACTGCGATCTTGTTTAATAATTTGCTTTCAATTGCTCGCGCTTTGTTGCGGGCGGTTGTTGTGTCCATTTTTGATAATGTCCTTGTTGGTTAGTTATTTAGGCGTGACAAAGCCGTAGCTATTGCCACGAACGTTTGTTGTTTCGTTGATTGATGCACTTTTTCAGCGCGGGATGTTTAAGAGCGGTGTTGCTTATGCGGCCCGAGAGCCGCGTTTCTTGCCGTACAGTAACCAGAGCGGGTCGCACTGGAGGGCTGCGGCAAGTTCAAACAAGAAGCGCGGGCGTTGTGTGGAACCTGCTTCAATTTGCTGTATTGATTGCTGCTTCATTCCAGCTTTCTCAGCTAATTGCGCCTGTGTCAGATTTAACTCCATGCGCTTCTGTTTGAGGCGTTGAGAAATTGTGTCCATTACTCACCTCCACAGTTTTATCTGTATTGTCTAACAGTTACTTCTGTTTGTCAAATACAGCTTTAACTGTGAGGATGTAAGGAAATGGAGAGGATGCTATGAGCCTTGCAGAACGGGTAAAACAAAGAAGAATCGAGTTGGGCCTTACTCAGGCAGAAGCTGCAGAAAAAGCTGGAATCAGACAGCAATCCTGGGCGAGTATTGAGGAAGGTAAAACATTAAAGCCCCGCAACATTGTTGGTATTGCTGAATCTCTTCGCTGTGATCCGTCATGGCTAGTTAACGGTGGTAACTTCCAGCCTGTTAGCGAGGTGAATACAAGGAGGATTCCATTGCTCAGCTATGTACAAGCTGGAGAGATGGCTACCAAAGGCCCAATAGAGGCGCTTGATGGCTCGTGTGAGTACGTCATGACTGATATGGACTGGTCGCAATACACCTTTGCATTAAAGATTGTAGGCGACTCTATGGAGCCTGATTTTAAGGCTGGCGATGTCATTATCGTTGATCCGGAAATAGAGCCGGCGCCTGGAGAATTTGTCGTCGCGAAGAACGGTGAGCATGAAGCCACCTTTAAAAAGTACCGCCCAACCACTCTTGCAGAAGACGGCCGGCAGCACTTTGAATTAATCCCGCTGAATGATGATTACCCAATAATGCGCAGCATTGAAAGGCACATCCAGATCATCGGGACAATGGTTGAACACCGCATTTACCGCCGCAAAAGATAGCAAGCATCATTGACAAGGTGGTTAAGGCTCAGTGGCCGGAAGAGACGTTTGGGTGAGATGAAGATTGGATACATCTTCCCTGCTGTGTGTGGCATAGCAGGGATAACACTCCTGGTATGGTTCATTGCCAGCGGGGCCTGGATGCCAGGGGCTTAGGTGCAAGGGATGTTTGGGCAAATAAAGCTCTAAAGATTGTTAAGTTTTGTCCGATAAATTATCTTGCAGACAATATTTTACAGTGCTTTTTGTGCTGTGCTGCTTGCTGAAGTCACTTTTTTGCGTAAACTTCAATTACTCAGATATGAGTCAACCACAAGTGAGGACATTCCCATGAAAGAATCTACTATGCGCTTTTTTAGTGCTATGGGCTCTATCCTTGATCTCTGCCCAGCAAGCAGCTACAGCGAGTATCGTTCATCTTCCTCCGACACAGAATCAATCTCTTCAGATTGGAAGAGTGTAGGCGGATACTTGCGAGAGGCTGTTACTAACAATGAGCAGAAAAAAATCACCAAGAAAGCCCATAACCGGCACTTCTAATAAACTCGCTAACCAGCCAACACAATTTGGTAGGGCTCAGGATGGAAAAACTGAGCTCTTAGTTAATGAGGTTGTAAAAAACCCGCAGGTTATTGAACGTCTGATGAATAGGCCGGATACGGCAGGGATAATGATGCAAGTCACTACCCATACACGTTCCGGCCCCCTTCCCGATCCTGATGAGCTAGCTAGATACGAGAAAATTTCCCCTGGTTTTGCACGTGAAATCCTTGAGATGGCGAAGGCGGAGCAATCTCATAGACACAAGCACCTAAGCAAAGGGCAATCCGGGGCTATCTGGCGTGATCGGATAGGACAAATTTTTGGGCTAATATGCGTATTTGTCTTTGCTTATATTGCATATGAAATGATCCAAAAAGAAGCTTATGCATGGGCTACTGGATTACTTGGTGTGGAACTTGTTGCACTAGCTAGCGTATTTGTTATTGGCCGGCGAGAAAAAGCGGCCAAAGACACCTCATCGACGAAAAAAAAATAATTTAATATTTAACCCGGCCACCGCGCCGGGTTTTTTGTGCCCGCCACCCTCATAGCCCGCCTCGTGCGGGCTTTTTTGTGCCTTTACAAAATTTCTTTCCTTTTAAATACAGATATATATGTATTTTCATATCACTTTTACAGTTTTATCTGTTGACGGTAATACAGTTTTATCTGTATCTTTATCCCATCAGCAGGACGCTGAAGCACTAACAGGAAGTTCGCTCCTTAACATAGCGCGCTGAAGAAGCGCAAACATTCGAAGCAGCAAGCTTTGTACTGGTCGACACGATAGACAATTTGTCTATCAGACAGCTTCGTCGACAGTACCAAAGCTAACTGACAGGAGAATGAGATGAACGCACAAGAACGTCGCCGTGC